ATGGCTTTTGCCGCACCGCGCGTGGACGCGGAAGGTGCTGCGTCGGGGTTCGATGCGCGTGCCCGCAAGCTGTTTCTTGAACATCTGGCGCTGACGTCCAACGTGGCCGCGTCGGCGCGCAAGGCGGGTGTGCCCTCCTCGCGAGTCTATGCGCTGAAGCGCCGCAATGCGGACTTTGCCCGCGACTGGCAGGCCGCCTTGTGCGAGGGCTTTGCCCGGCTGGAGGCCGAGCTGCTGGCCGAGGCGCTGCGCACCATTTCGGGCAAGGTGTCCGACGCGACACTCAAGTCGCGGGCGCAGAAGCACCGCCTGGCGCTGGCCCTGCTCGCGATGCACCGGGCCTCGGTGCGCGGACCGGCCAAGTCGGCAGCCCGCGCCGATCAAAGTGCGGCTCTCGCCGCACGTGTCGAGGAAAAATTGCGCGACATGCGGGCGCGGCTGAAGGCCCATGACGCGCAAAGCTGATCCCATCGACCATGCGCTCAAGGTCGCGGACCTGAGTCACGCCGCCTTTGCCAAATGGCTGAAAGCCAATGGCAAAAGGCTGGCCACGCTCGCCTTTGACTGGGCGTTCTGGCGGCGTCCCGATCAGGCCGAACCGGCGGGCGACTGGCGCTGCTGGCTGCTGCTCGCCGGTCGCGGGTTCGGCAAGACGCGGACCGGCGCCGAATGGGTCCGCGCCCGGGCCGAGGCCGATGGCCGACTGCGCATCGCGCTGGTCGCAGCGACAATGGCCGACGCACGCGCCATCATGGTGGAGGGCGAAAGCGGCCTCCTGTCGATCGCGCCCGATGCGACCCGGCCCATTTTTGAACCCTCGCTCCAGCGGCTCGTCTGGCCCAATGGCGCGATCGCAAAGCTTTATTCCGCCGCCGAACCCGAAGGGCTGCGCGGCCCCGAACATCATATCGCCTGGGCCGATGAATGTGCCAAATGGGATAACGCGTCGACCGTCTGGGACAATCTGGCGATGTCGCTGCGTCTCGGATCGCAGCCACAGGTGGTTGCCACCACCACGCCCCGGCCGGTCCCGCTGATCCGGCGGCTGCTGTCCGAAGCCGGGGTTGCAACGACGCGCGGTCGGATGGCCGACAATGCCCTCAACCTCGCCGCGCCCTTCGTGGCGGCGATGCGGACGGTCTATGCCGGAACGCGTCTGGGGCGGCAGGAACTCGACGGGGAGCTGATCGACGATGTCGAAGGCGCTTTGTGGACGCGGGCGATGATCGAGGCCGCGCGAACGGCGGCGCTGCCGGGTCTTGTGCGCGTCGTGATCGGGGTTGATCCCCCGGCGGGAACCAAGGGCGATGCCTGCGGGATCGTTGCCGTCGGCCTTGGCGCGGATGGCACCGCCTATGTCCTTGACGATGCGAGTCTTTCTGGCGCGTCACCCGAAGGCTGGGCGCGCCAGGTCGCCGAAAGTGCGGCCGCCCATGGCGCCGACCGCGTGATCGCCGAGGCCAATAATGGCGGAGACATGGTGGCCAGCGTCCTGCGCGGGGCGGCCCCCGGCCTGCCCGTCCGGCTCGTGCACGCCGCACGCGGCAAGACCGCCCGGGCCGAGCCGGTCGCGGCGCTCTATGAACGTGGAAAGGTCCGTCACGCGGACCGCTTTCCCGCGCTCGAAGATGAATTGTGCGGCCTGTGCACGGGCGGGGCCTATCACGGGCCGGGGCAATCCCCTGACAGGGCGGATGCACTCGTCTGGGCCGTGACGGAGATGATGTTGAAACAGAGTGGGCCACAACCTCGGATACGGGTGCTGTAAGTATTTGGAGCCCCCAACGCCGCTCATCCTGAGCCTGTCGAAGGGTGGCCTTACTGGGCGCCCAAGTTCGAAGAACAACAAAAACAGCCCTTCGACAAGCTCAGGGCAAACGGCGACGCAGACAACGCGCCATTCGACGAGCGCGGTTGGCAGGCGCGGCGTTCAAGATTTGGAGCCGTCGCTCCTCGACAGACGCAGAGCGAGCGCGGGTCAGACGGCCCGTGCATCAGAAACCTATTTGGAGAATCTCATGAAACTCTTTGGCTGGAAATCGGCCGCCAAGGCCCCGGTGCGCCCGGCGTTGACGAAGGGAATGCCCTGGATCAGCGGGGATTGGCCGCGCGCCTATGAGGTGCAGCTGCGTGAGCTCTATCTGGGCTGCGCCATCGCCCAGCGCGCGGTGCGGCTGGTGGCCGAAGGCGTGGCGTCGATCCCCTTTGTCGCGCGCGATGCGGCGGCCGGACAGCTGGTCTCGGCCACCTCGGGCGGACAGGCGCTGCTGGAGACGCAGTTGCTGCTCCACGGCAATGGCTATGTCCAGCTGCTCCCCGATCCTGAGGGGCGTCCGGTCGAGCTGTTTGCCCTCCGCCCGGAACGCGTGTCGGTGGAGGCCGATGCGCGCGGCTGGCCGGTCGCCTATCGCTACAAGGCGGGGGAGGTCGCGACGCTGCTTCCAGCGGATCATGTCATCCATATCCGCACGCACCATCCGCTTGACGACCATTATGGGCTGGGCAGCCTTGATGCCGCCGCCGGGCCAATGGCCGTCCACCGTGCCGCAACGGTCTGGAACAAGGCGCTGCTCGACAATGCGGCGCGGCCCTGCGGCGCGCTGGTGCACGACGCGGCAGAGGCGCTGTCCGCCGACCAGTTTGACCGGCTGCGGGCCGAACTCGACAGCGGTTTTACCGGCGCGCGCAATGCCGGGCGGCCGATGCTGCTCGAAGGCGGGCTCAAATGGCAGGCGCTCTCGCTGACGCCCGCCGACATGGATTTTGCAACGCTCAAGGCGGCGGCGGCGCGCGACATAGCGCTCGCCTTCGGGGTGCCGCCCGTCCTGCTCGGCCTGCCCGGCGATGCGACCTATGCCAATTACCGGGAGGCCAATCGTGCGCTGTGGCGCCAGTCGATCCTTCCGCTGGCCACGAAGATCCTCGACGCCATCGCCGAAGGGCTGTCGGGACATTTTGCCGGGCTGACGCTGCGCGTCGATGCCGATCGCGTCCCGGCGCTCAGCGAGGACCGCGAACGCCTCTGGGCACAGGTCACCGCCGCCGACTTCCTGACCGCCGATGAAAAGCGCGCGCTCGTGGGGCTTGCCCCTCTCTCCGACACCGGAGCCGCCCAATGACCAATTCCAACATGCTCATCCACCTGGCGGCGCAGGCCGAAGCGCGCGGCTCTGACCTCGTGACGCTGCGTGCGATGATCGAGGAGGCGTCCGATCTGGGGGCGCTCCGCGCGCTCGCCCGGCTTGGCCTGTCGGACGATCATGCCGCTAAGGACATGGCCGAACTGCGGGAGCTTCTGTCGGCCTGGCGCGATGCCAAGACGACGGTGCGCAAGGCCGTGCTCGGCTGGCTGGTGCGCGGGGCGCTGGCGCTGCTGCTGCTTGGCCTCGCCGTCAAACTGGGGCTTGCCGGGCTGGTGATCGAGTGACCGGCCCTGTCCGCTTCGCCGGCTATGCCGCCATCTTCGACCATCCCGACCGGGGCGGGGACATTGTCCGCAAGGGCGCCTTTTCCGGCGCAAAAGCGGGGCTCCCCGTCTATTGGTCTCATGACGTCACCCGCCGCATCGGCACGGTGGACAGCCTTGCCGAGGATGATCGCGGGCTGCGGGTGACCGCTGTCGTCGATGGCCGCGCCGTCCCCGTCGGGCAGGGCCTGTCCTTTGGCTATCGCGTCCAGGCCGCAGGCACGGCCGGGCCCTATCGCGAGCTGACCGCGCTCGACCTCATCGAAGTCAGCCTTGTCGCGCACCCGATGCAACCGCTCGCGCGCGTCATCGCAACACACCCCGACTCTGCCGAACCCCCAACAGGAGAAACTGCATGGATTATGAAGTGAAGGCCGACGCGCTCGACGCGGCATTTGACGCGGTAGATCTGCCGCCCGTGGTTGCCCACCGCCCGGCGCTGTCCGGCGCCCGCACGGCGGACCCCGCGCGCGCCGCATTCATCGACGGCTATGTGCGCCGTGGTGCTGACGTCGAACTGAAGAGCTTTTCCGGGGCGACCGGGCCGGAAGGCGGCTTTGCCGTCCCGCGCGAAATTGACGGTACGATCGACGCGCTGCTGAAGGCCGCTTCCCCCATCCGCCAGATCGCCAATGTCGTGCGCGTGGGCTCTGCGGGCTACCGCAAGCTCGTGACGCAGAATGGTGTCGCATCGGGATGGGCTTCCGAAACGCAGGCGCGGCCCGAAACGGCGACGCCGATCTTCAATGAGGTCGTGCCGAGCTTTGGCGATCTCTATGCCAATCCGTCGGCCACGCAGGCGATGCTCGACGATGCGGCATTCGATGTCGAAGGCTGGCTCGCGGGCGAGATTGCGGCCGAATTTGCCAAGGCGGAAGGCACGGCGTTTGTCGCCGGCAGCGGCGTCAACCGGCCCAAGGGCTTTCTGACCGGGACGCCTGTCATCACCGGCGATGCGGGCCGCGCCTTTGGCGTGCTGCAATATGTGCCCACGGGCGCAGCGGGCGCCTTTGCGACCAACCCGCAGGACAAGCTCGTCGACCTCGTCCACACGCTGCGCGCGCCCTATCGCCAGGGCGCGGTCTGGGTGATGAATGCAGCGACGCTGGCCACCATCCGCAAGTTCAAGACGACCGACGGCGCCTTCCTCTTCCAGCCGGGGCTTGCCGCGGGCCAGCCCAACACGCTGCTCGGCTATCCGGTGATCGAGGCAGAGGACATGCCCGACATTGCGGCCAACAGCCTGTCGATCGCCTTTGGCAATTTCAAGGCGGGTTATCTGATCGCCGAACGCGCCGAAACCAGCGTGCTGCGCGATCCCTTCACCAACAAGCCGTTCGTGAACTTCTACGCGACCAAGCGCGTGGGCGGCAGCGTGTCCAACTCCGAGGCGATCAAGCTGCTGAAATTCTCGGCGAGCTGATTGGCCGGTCTCCTCGCGCCAGCGCGGGGAGACCACCCCCCTTTCCTGTCCATCTGAACGGAGGCCCCGATGCCCGATCCCTTTGCCGCGTCCGCCGACAGCGTCACCTCGCCCGCCGAGGATGCCGCAGCACTTGTCCCGCATGACACCAATCCTGTCGTCACCACCCCCAAGGCGCTGTTCGTCGGGACGGGTGGCCACATCGTGCTGCGCGGCATCAATGGCAGCGCGGACGTCACCTTCCGCAACGTGCCGAGCGGGTCCGTGCTGCCGGTCCGTCCGGGCTTTGTCCGGGCGACAGGGACGACCGCCGCCGACATCTTGGCGCTCTACTGATGACGAGCTTCGGCTTTGAGGCCGGGCTGGCGCTAGCGCAGCGCCGCAGCGGCGGCCCCGCCGGGCCGGTCGCGCCGGTGCCCGCCAATTACAGCTTCCTCCTCTATGGCGACAGCCGCACCGATGACGGGAAGACGACGTCCAACGGGACGAGCGGCCTTATTCAGGGCACGGCATCGCTCGGCTATGCGCCCTGGCTGGAGCTGCTGTCGGGCTATCGCCTGCGGATCGCGCGCAATGCGAACTTCGCGGTGCCGGCTTCGACCACCTATCAGGGCGCGGCGCTCCCCCGCCAGAACGCGAACGGGGTTGTGACGCCGGGCGATGCCTGGCGGTCCAACGGCGCGGTCAACTTCTCCGACAATAAGGGCGCGGATTTTGCCAATGCGCATGAGGCGGGGATCGGCGTGCTGCTCTATGGCACCAATGACCAGATCGTCTCCGATGCCGGCTATCTGGCCGCATCGCGGACCAACATCCTCGCCATCCTGAACGCGGCGCCCGCCAAGGTCTGGGTCGTCTGCAATGAGCTGCCCAAGGGCGTGAACGACAATGGCACGCTGGGCGGACAGACGGTCAGCGCCAATTTCAAGGCCTTCTCGGACTGGCTGCTGACGCTCGACCATGCCTCGGGCCATGCCAATGCCCGGGCCAACGTGATCGTCGTCGACACCTGGGGCGAATTTGTCGATGCGGCGACCGGTACGCTCTACCGCAACAAGCGCGGCTATCTGCGCGACGGGCTGCACTGCACGGGCTATGGGTCCAAGCGGATCGCGGCGAAGATCATCGAGCGGCTGTCCGCCATCTGGCCGGGCTGGGGCGCGCTTCCGCCGCAGATCACGCTGCCGACCGCCAATGGTCTGGCAAGCCTTGGGGCGGCCCAGCCCTGCATCATGTCCAACCCGATCTTCACGCCCGGCACGGCGGGGAGCGTGCTCGGCACCTGGGGGACGGCCCCGGTCGCGGCCAATATTCCGCAAGGCTGGACCGTGTTCATGTCGGGCACCGGCGCGGGGATCAGCTGCACGGCCGAAAAGGGGGTCGAGACCGATCCCGATGGCTATCCGGTGTTCAAGCTGACGATCTCGGGCACGCTGGCGGCGAACAGCAGCTGCACGATCCAGGTCTATCAGCTCGCCTCGCTCGCCGCCCTGTTCGCCAGCAACTGGCTGACGATCAACGACAAGCTGCGCGGCATGGCGCGGATGAAGGTGGAACCGGGCGCCCAATATTTCAGCGGCGCCTCGCTCTCGCTGATCGTCCAAAGCCCGACGACGGCCAAATATCTGACCGGCTTCACCGGGCGCGGCGGCTCGGTCATCAACATGTCGGCGCCAGCCTTTCTTGAAGCCTATGACGGCGCCTGGCTGCCTTATTGCACCGAGGTTCTCGACTTTCAGGATCTGGGCAAGGTTGCGCTCGGGCAGAACATGGCGGCGCAGGCCGACATCAGCCAGATCCAGATCCGCGCCGACCTCGATTTCCGCAACCTGACCGCAGCGACGCAGACTGTCGCCGCCACCGTGCGCCTGTCGCGCACCGGCGCGATGCGCGTCGCGGCCTGATCCACTCTCACCAACGGGGACACGACCATGATCGAACCGGCGCCGATTCCGGCACCCTTGCTGGCGCCCGCGCGCGATGAGGCCAAGGCCTATCTGCGGATCAACCAGAGCGCGGAAGACGCGCTGATTGACCAGCTGATCGCCGATGCCGCTGCGCTGGCCGAAGCGTTCACCGCACAGCAGCTGCTGCAGCGCGATGTCGTCGAAACACTGGGTGCCGGTTCGGGCTGGCAACGCCTGTCCAGCGCGCCGGTGCGCAGCATCACAGGCGTAGAGGGCGTGCCGGCCGAGGGCGGACCCTTCCCGCTGCCCGTCGGCAGCTATGCGATCGATATCGATGCGCATGGGCAGGGCTGGGTGCGGGTCACCACTCCCGGTGACGCAGGGCACATCCGCGTGATTCTGCGCGCGGGGCTCTCCACCGACTGGGCCGGCCTGCCCGAGCCGGTGCGGCTTGGCATCATCCGGCTGACCGCGCATCTCTATACGCACCGCGATGCCGCCGATGATGTCGGTCCGCCTGCGGCCGTCGCCGCGTTGCTCCGCCCCTGGCGTCGGCTGCGTCTGGCATGAGCGGGGAGTTTTCCGGCGCGCTGCGTGAGCGCGTGACCATCGAGCAGCCCAACCCCGCGCGCGATGCGCTGGGCGGGCGAACCGGCGGGTATCTTTATGATGGCGCGGCCTGGGCCGCTGTCTCGCCGCTGCTTGCGGCAGACGCTGGGGTCGCAGGCGCGCTGTCGGCCCTGCCGCGCTGGTCGGTCACGCTGCGCAAGCGCGAAGGCATACTGCCCGGCACCCGCCTCGTCTGGCGCGGCCGCTATCTGCAGGTGCGCGGCTGCATCAGCGACCCGCGCGATCCTGCCCGGATGATCCTGACCTGTGAGGAGACGCGCTGATGTTCGACGCCCTTTTTGCCCGCGCGACAAGGATCGCAGACCAGCGCCGGGCCGCGCTGATCGACCGGCTCGCCCGGGCCGATGTCCCGCCGGGCATTACGGTATCCGAAAACGAGGCCGGGGTCGTCCTGTCGGGCCAGCGGCTGCGCCACCGCCTTCTGACCGAGGCGGCGCTTCGGAGTTTCGGACGATGAGCATCGCCATCGCGCTGCAACAGGCGGTCGTCGCGCATCTCTCGGCTGATCCGGGTCTTTCCGCGCTGACGGGCGTCCATGACGGGCCTCCGGCGCGCGCGGCCTTTCCCTATGCGGTGATCGGCGACGGCCTGGTGACCGACTGGAGCACCAAGTCACACGGCGGGCGCGAGATCCGCTTTGCCCTCACTCTTTGGGACGATGGGGAAAGCCCGGCGCGCCTGCACCATCTGGTGGCCGCCGCCGAAGCCGCCATGGCCCGCCTCCCGCGCGCGCTCGACGGCGCATCGATCGCCAGCCTCGTGCTCCTGCGCACGCTCATCACGCGTGATCCGGCGGGCCCCTGGGCGGGGCTTGTCGAACACCGCATCCGCATCCTTCAAGATCAGGAGATTTAATATGCCAGCCGAAAAGGGAAGCGCCTTCCTGTTGAAAGTGGGCGATGGCGCGACGCCGCCGGCCTATCAGACCGTCGCAGGCCTCAGGACCACGCAGCTCAGCATCAATGGCGAGACTGTGGTCATCACGCACAAGGGGTCGGGCGGCTGGCGGGAACTGCTGTCCGGGGCAGGCGTCCGTTCGGTCTCGGTGTCGGGCGCGGGCATCTTCACCGGTTCGGCCGCCGAGACGCGGATCAAGGCCAATGCGCTGTCGGGCGTGCTCGATGACTATGAACTGAGCTTTGAAAGCGGAGAGCGGCTGCGCGGCCGCTTCCTTGTCGCGCGGCTCGACTATGCGGGCGATTTCAACGGGGAGCGCACCTACACGCTCGCGCTGGAAAGCTCGGGCGCGGTGACCAGCCTGTGAGCGGCGCCAACCCCGCGCGCGGCGAAGCGATGGTGGCCGGTCACGTTCTGCGCCCGACCTTTGCCGCGCTTGTCGCCGCCGAGGCCGAACTCGGTCCACTCTTCGCGCTGGTTGAGCGCGCGGCGGACGGGCGGCTGGCGCTTGCCGAGATGGTGGCGCTCTTCTGGCATTGCCGCGTGCAGGAGGATCTGCGGCGCGAGGTGCTGGCGGACGCCGTGGTGCAGGGTGGCCTTGCCGCCGCCACGCCGGCGCTGCGCACCCTGCTCGGCCAGATCCTGCAAGGGCAATGACGTTCGAGGCGGCGTCCGCCCGGCTGGCGGGGCTGGCCGGAGCCGTGCTCGGCTGGCCACCGGAGACCTTCTGGACGGCCACCCCGGCGGAGCTGGCCACCATATTCACCGCCCTCTGCCCCGCCCCCGATATGGCGGGATCGGCGGAGCTCGCGCGACTGAAGGAGATGTATCCCGATGGATGAGGAAATTGAACGGCTGGTCGTCGCCGTGCGCGCGGACACGCAAGGCTTTGCCCGCGACGTGGCCGAAATGCGCGGCACGCTGACCGGGCCCTTTGGCGATGGTGTGGAGCGTGCGGGGCGGATGCTCGAAGGCACGCTGGTCCGCGCGCTGCGGACCGGCAAGCTCGGCTTCGAGGATCTGAAACGCGTGGCGCTTTCTGTCCTTTCGGAGATTGCGGCGAACACGCTGCGCACCGGTCTTGGGACGATCGGAGGCGGTGCAGGCGGCGGCCTGCTCGGCCTCGGCACGACGCTTATTGGGTCGCTCCTTGGCCTGCCGGGCCGGGCCACCGGCGGACCCGTGGCGCCGGGGCGGGGCTATCTTGTGGGCGAACGCGGGCCCGAAGTCTTTGTCCCGACCGCGAGCGGACAGATCACCACCCCCGGCCCCGCCGGGGCACGCGATGTGCGCGTGTCGATCAACGTGAACGCACCGGCGGGTGCGGCCCCCGACATGCTGGCGCGCTCAAGCCGCCAGATCGCCCGCGCGGTCCGCAACGCGATGCGCGACGGCAACTGACATGGCCTTCTGGTTTGCGACGCCCGGCGATGCGCAGCAGCACGCCCCGCTCAAGCGGTTTGATGCCGCCTATTGGACGGTCAATTTCCCGCGCCCGATGATGGCCTCTGTCGTGACCCAAGGCGATCATGGCCTGCGCGTCGATGCCGCCTTCTACCGCGCCAATGATCTGGCGGGCCTGATCTGGGCGTCGGAGGATAGGGCGGATCATCCGCTTCTCGCCTATGAAACCAGCCGCGACTATCGCGGACTGACCCTGTCATTCCGCTGGCGGTCGGCGGGGGTGCTGCCGCTCGACGCCGTGAATGGGCCGACGCTCACCATTGAGGGCCGCGATGCCGCAGGCACGCCGCGCGCCTGGTATGTCCGGCTGTGGAACTATGCGCAGGGCACGCCCGAGGACGCGACCGTGACGCTCGATTTTGATGCGCTGGCCGGGGGCTTTGTCCTCCCGGCGGAAGCCGACCCGGTCTGGGCGGGGGACATTGACCGGCTGTTCGTCTCGATGGTGCCGCAGGGCTACACCGGCGTTGACGCGCCGCTGGTTGCGCCCGTGGAAGGCTGGGTCGAGCTGGACGGGCTGGTCTGCGACGGCGCTGCGTCGGTCCTGCAGCTAGGTGACGTCATGGTGCCACCGCATGGTCGCGCCATCGCGACCGGCTTTGATGACAGCTATCACCTGACGCCCGAGCGGCTGCTGCGCAACGCGCTGCACCTCGGCTATCGCGGATCGATCAACCACTATGTGGGGATGAGCCATTATTTCCGGCTCGACACCGCTGGCCTTGTCACGCGAACGGGCGGCCCCCTCAACGCCCCGTGCGCGCGCTGGCATGCCGATTTTCTGGCGCGGGCCAAGGCGCTCGACCTGTCGGTCATCCTATCGCTGTCCTACGAACTTCTGGCCGCGCATTGTCCGGACGCGTGGCAGCAGCGGGCCTATGACGGGGCACCGGCACGGACCGGTTGGGTGCCGCCGTCGGCGCTGTTCTCCCCCGCGCATGGCGACGCCATGGCCTATCTGCAGGCGGTCGCGCGCGCCTTTGTCGGGCTTGCCGTTGCCGCCGGGCAGGCGCCCCGCTTTCAGGTGGGGGAACCCTGGTGGTGGGTCATGCCCGACGGGCGCATCTGCCTTTATGATGCGGCGGCGAAGGCGGCCCTTGGCGGCAATCCGGTCGAGATCGCGAGCGTCCGCAGCGCGACGCTGACCGCACCGCAAAAGGCGCTGCTCGATGCGGCGGGAGAACTGCTGGCGGCCTCCACACAGGCGCTGGTCGCAGCGGTGCGCGCCGACCATCCGGCGTGCGAGCGGCTGATCCTCGTCTATCTGCCGACCGTGCTTGATGCCGCCGCGCCCGACCTTGTCCGCGCCAATGTGCCCACCGGCTGGGCGGCGCCTGCCTTCGATATCCTCCAGCTGGAGGACTATGATTGGGTCACTGCGGGCCAGACCGAGGCGAGCCGCCGGGGCGCAGCGGCGATGGTGGCGCGGCTCGGCTATCCGGCAGCGCAGCGCCACTACCTCGCCGGTTTCGTTCTCTCTCCCGCTGACCGCCTTCAGTGGCGTGCCATCGATGACGCGGCCGACGCGCACGACGCGGCGGAGACCTTCATCTGGGCCCTTCCGCAGGTCATGCGCGACGGCTTCACCCATTTCAGGATCGGAGACGCACCCATGGATGCCTTTGACGATGTCGACTTCCCGCTGGCGATCGGCCTTGGCGCCGAAGTGTCACCCACCTTCTCGACGGCGGTCGTGACCACAGCCTCCGGCCATGAGCAGCGCAACGCCGCCTGGGCGAGCGGGCGGCTGCGGTTCGATGCCGGGCCGGGCGTCCGCTCCGAAGCCGATGTGCAGACACTCCTTGCCTTTTTCCGCGCCCGGCGTGGCGCGGCCAAGGCCTTCCGCTTCCGCGACCCGCTCGACCACAGCTCCAACGCGATGACGGGCCCGCCGACGCCGGGCGATGTCATGCTGGGCGAAGGGGATGGCGCGCGTGTCCGCTTCGACCTCGTCAAGCTTTATGGCGAGGGCGACGATGCGGAGGTGCGCCCGATCACGCGGCCGGTGGCGGGGTCGATCCGCGTCGCGCTGGGCGGGGCCGAACAGGCCGCAGGCTGGCGTTTTGCGGACGGCGCGATCCTGTTTGACGGCGCCCCCGCAGCCGACGTCTCCGTCACGGCGGGCTTTCTGTTCGATGTCCCCGTCCGCTTTGAGGCCGACCGGCTCGACATTGCGGGCCATCGCCCCGAAGCGGGAGACGTGCCGCACGTCCCGCTGATCGAGGTGCGCGAGGGATGAGCTGGTTCCAATCCGCGCTGACCACGCTCACCTTCTGCTGGCGGCTTGACCGGCGCGATGGTGTGACGGTCGGCCTGACAAGCCATGATCGCGACCTCTGGTTTCGCGACCTGCGCCATCATGCCGCGCCCGGCATGGTCCCGTCCGCCATCGAGACGCACCGGGACATGGCAGCCGCAAGCGTGGACCTTGAAGGCGCGGTTACCTCCGCGCTGCTGACCGAGGCCGACCTCGCCGCCGGCCTGTGGGATGCAGCGCGCCTGACGCTCCATGCCGTCAACTGGCAGGCGCCAGACATCGCACCGGTCTTTCTCGTGCGCGGGCAATTGGGCGCGGTCGAGTCTGCCGGGACGAACTTTGCGGTCGAGCTGTCGGGTGTGCTCGCCGCGCTCGACCAATCGGTGAGCGAGGTCACGACGCCGCAATGTCGCGCCGCGTTGGGCGATGCGCGCTGCCGGGTCGATCTGCGCGGCCGCCGGGCCATGGCGCGCATCGTCGCGGTCGATGGCCACAGGGTGCAACTGGATACGACCTTTTCCGACGGGCGCTTCGCCCTTGGGCAGCTGCGCATGTTGACCGGACCGCGCGCCGGGCAGATGCTGCCGGTGCTGGGGCAGGACGGGGACCGCGTCACGCTGGCCGATGCCGTTGCGGACCCGATGGTCGGGGTGCGCGTCGACCTTCTGGAGGGCTGCGACCGGACGCTGGCGACCTGCACCGCGCGCTTTGGCAATGCCATCAACTTTCAGGGCGAACCGCATCTGCCCGGCAATGACCTGCTGACGCGCTATGGCAGCTGATCCCGACACGATCATCGCCCGCGCCCGCGCCTGTCTGGGCGTGCCCTTCCGGCTGCAGGGCCGCGACCGGTGGGGCCTCGACTGCGTGGGCCTTATCGCCACCGCCTGTGGACTTCGGGAAAGCGCACCCCGCGCCTATCGCCTGCGCGGAACCACGCAAGGCACCGCGCAGGCGCTGCTGGCGGCACATTTTCGCGCGCGGTCCGGCTTGAGGCCGGAGGCTGGAGACGTCCTCCTGCTCCGGTCGGGGCCCGCGCAACTCCATCTCGGGCTCTGGGCGGGCGCGGGGATGGTTCACGCCCATGCCGGCCTGCGGCGCGTCGTGGAGACGCCCGGCCTGCCGGACGGGATCATCGGCATCTGGTATCTGGGGGAACACTGACCATGGCGACACTTTTGCTGACGGCGGTGGGATCGGCCATCGCTGGGCCCTTGGGTGGCGCGATCGGCGCGCTGGCCGGGCAGCGGGTCGATCAGGCGCTGTTTTCCCCCGGTGGGCGCAGCGGGGCACGGCTTGCGGATCTGTCCGTTCAGTCCTCCAGCTATGGCAGCAGCATCCCCCGCCTGTTCGGGCATACGCGCGTTGCGGGCACCGTGATCTGGGCGACCGATCTACGGGAGGAGCGGACGCGCGTCTCGCAGGGCAAGGGGCGGCCCAAGGCCACGGTCTATAGCTATTCCGCCTCGTTCGCGGTGCTTCTGTCGGCGCGGCGGATCAACAGCGTCGGGCGCATCTGGGCCGACGGCAAGCTGCTGCGTGGTGCGGCAGGCGACTTCAAGATCGAAACCGGCTTTCGCCTGTATGAGGGCGCGCCGGACCAGCCGCCGGACCCGCTGATCGCGGCGGCCGAGGGTGCGGCAGCGCCGGCCTATCGCGGGCGGGCCTATGCCGTGTTCGAGGACATGGCGCTGGATAGCTTCGGCAACCGTCTGCCCATGCTGAGCTTTGAGGTTTTTGCCGACGCTGCGCCGGTGACGGCGTCGCGCGTTCTGGGTGAACTCGCGGGCCCCTCGGTGCGCGCAGAGGGGGGTGGCGCGTTCGACGGCTTCGTGGCGGACGGCACCTCGGTCCGCGCCGCGCTTGATCCGCTCGACCGGCTGTTTGACCTCGCATGGCGGGATACAGGCGGCGTTATTCGCGTCACGCCACCGGAACCGGTGCCCGACATCATCCCCCCGCATGATCTGGGCGCACGTCCGGACCAGCGCGCCAAGCCCCCGTCCCGCCTGCAGCGCGCGGCTGCCGCTGCGCGACCGTCACGCGTGGAGATCGGCTTTGCCGACCCGGCCCGGGATTATCAGCCCGGCGTGCAGGCGGTCGATCTGCGCATCGCGGGCCGGACGGAGCGGATGGAGGTGCCCGTCGTCCTCTGTGCGCCGGCAGCAGCGCTGCTTGCCCGCGACCGGCTGTTCGCGCTGCGCCGCGATGCTGATCAGCTGGAGGTGCGCCTTCCCTGGCGCCGCCTGTCCGCCTGGTCGGCCGATCTGCTCGATATCGACGGCGCGCGCTGGCGGGTGCGGTCGGTCCGGCTGGAGGCGATGTGTCTTGTCTGCACGCTGACGCCGCACATGGCGCTGCCATCCGCCGCAGCGGTGGCGGACGGGGGCCGGGCGTTGCGTGAGGCCGATCATGTTGCGGGCGCGACCGTTCTCCTGCTCGCCGATCTGCCGCCTTTGGGCGACGCGCCAGCGGATGCGCCGCAGGTCATCGTGGCCGCTGCGGGAACCGGCGCGGGCTGGCGGTCCGCCGCGCTCCTCCAGCGCAACGGGCAGGCTGGCACCTGGAACGAGATTGGCGCGACGGTTGGCCCTGCCATCAATGGCACGACGCGCACCGCGCTGGCGGCGGCCGCACCGCATCTTGTCGATCTCGACAGCAGCGTCGAGATCGAGCTGCTGCACGACGGCATGGCGCTCCTCAGTGCCGACGAGGCCGCACTTTGGGCAGGCGAGAATCTCGCGCTGATTGGTGAGGAGCTGGTGCAGTTTGGCGAGGCCACACAATTGGGGCCGCGCCTGTGGCGGCTGTCGCGTCTGCTGCGGGCGCGGCGCGGCACGCAAGCACCGGTTGGCGGCCATGGCGCGGGGGCACGTTTCCTCCTTCTGGAACAGGCGCAAGTAACGCTGCTCACCGTGCCTGTGGGCATCGATGCGGTGTCGGTGCTGGCAAAGGGGGTCGGCGATCCCGATACGGTGGCGGCCACGCTGACGGCACCCGGCCGGGCGCTTGTTCCCCTGCCTCCGGTGCACCTTTCGGCCGCCGCGCAGTCCGACGGTAGCATTGCACTGCGCTGGGTTCGGCAAAGCCGGGCGGGCTGGTCCTGGCTCGATGGCGTCGACGCCCCGCTGGAGGAGGAAACGGAGCAGTATCGTGTGCGCGTGACCGGTCAGCCGTCGGGTCAGGAGACGACATGGGATGCAGCCAGCCCGACGATGCGGCTGGACCCCGCATGGCTCGCGGCGCGGCGCACGCAGGGTGATGACCGGCTGAATGTCGCCGTGTCCCAGGTTGGCCGTTTCGCGCTGTCGCCGCCGGGACACCTCACAGTCCATCTATAATAATCGCAGGAGCAATTG